TTCCTTATGATGAAATGGTTAGAGAATGGAATGGATCTTTAGTTCACACATCTGAATATGAACCAAAGCAACCACAATTAGAACCAAAACCAGTTGGCTCTGATCCACAAGCTTTATACAATCCAAGACCACAACCTGCATCTAAAACAAGTTTAACACTTTTAGATTCTAATCCTTTTACAACTGTAATTTCTGGTGGAACAACTTTTGTAAATGTTTTTTCAGAAAATCATCAAAGAGCAGCTGGCTCTGTTGTAAGATTTAGAGGACCACCTGAAGTAACTTCAGCAGGACCCGCTGGATCAGATTTAATTGAACAACCTAAATTAAGAAACTTACAAGCATTTGCAACTATACCTACATTTGATAATGTCAGTGATTTAAATAATGCATCTGGATTTACAATTGCATTGGGACAAATAGATTCTGCAGGAAATGTGACAGGGGCAACTACAACTGATCCCTTAACACAACCAATTAATTATTTTTACATAACAAGCACTAGTAATGCTACAACAGGTGGTGTATCAGGTGGTGGAGATAACTGTTCAGCAGGACCAGTAACATTAGAGGTAGTAAACGGATAATGGCATATACTTTAACAAATTTAAGAGACGATATTAGAAACTACACTGAAGTTGGTAGTAATGTTTTAACTGACTCAGTCTTAGATACTATAATTAAAAACGCAGAAAATAAAATTTATAGAGCTATTGATACGGATCAAAGCGTATTTTATGCAACATCAAATGCTATCGTTGGAAATAGATATGTCACAATACCTGATGATCTAAGAGCTATTAGATATGTTCAGTTTAAAGATTCAGCAGGTAATCAATTTTATTTAGAGCAAAAAGATACATCTTATATAGCAGAATTTTATTCTACACCTGGAACGCAAGCTGTAGATATACCTAAATATTATGCTAATTGGGATGAAGAATTTTGGGTTTTAGCCCCTACACCAGACCAAACTTATGAAATAACACTGGCTTATGATAAAGAGCCTGAAACTATTACAGATACAACTTCTACACCTGCTCCAGCAACATCAGGAACTTATCTATCAAATAAATATCAAGATTTACTTTTGTACGCATGTCTGGTAAATGCATATGGATACTTGAAAGGTCCGACAGATATGTTACAATACTATCAAAGCCAATATAACGAGGCAATAGAATCGTACGCGATCGAGCAAATCGGTCAAAGACGCAGAGACGAATATCAAGATGGTGAAGTTCGTGCTCAACTTAACGTTAAACCACCATCAAGTTATAAATAGGAGATAAAACAATATGGCAAATATAATACCAAATAGTTTTAGAGGTGCTCTCTTCGAAGCTAATCATAACTTCAAAGCTTCTGGTGGAAACACTTTTAAAATTTCATTATATACAACTAATCCATATACAACAGCTTCAACTGTGTATTTATCAGGGACTGGAAACGGCGAAGTAGATACGACAGGTGGAACTAACTATTCAGTTAAAACATTAACAAGACTTGGAGTTGCTTCGAGCACAGCAGTTGCTTCAGTTGACTTTGATAATGTTACTTATAGTAGTGCATCTTTTACTGCAGCTTTTGCAGCGATCTATAATACAGATACAGTTGACGGCACAGCAAATAGATTAGTAGTAGTTTTAGATTTTGGTGGAAACAAGACAGCAACGAATGGAACTTTTACCATTACGTTCCCTGATCCGACTACACCGGCTAATGCAATTATTAGTATGGCATAAGGAGAAAATTTATGGCGTTGGTTATAAATGATAGAGTAAAAGTAACAAGCACAACTACTGGCACAGGTGCGTTTGCACTTGGATCAGCTGTAACTGGTTTTGAAACTTTTGCAGCAGGAATAGGAAATAACAACACGACTTACTATTGTATCTTTAATCAAGGCACAAGTGAGTTTGAAGTTGGACTTGGAACATTAGATGCTACAAGTGCAAACATAACAAGAGGATCAGGAGCTACAATTTTTAGTAGTTCTAACTCTGATAATGTTGTTGATTTTAGTGCAGGTACAAAAGATGTATTCTGTACTTTACCAGCAAGTAAATCGGTTTTCTTGGATGCATCAGGAACACCAGTAGGAGCAGCGTCAGCTGGCTTTGCATTAGCAATGGCGGTGGCGTTATAAAGGAATAAATTATGGCACAAGATTTTAGAAACAATTTACAAAGAAACGTTGGTACATCTCCAGTCACTTTAATTACTGCTGGAGACTTTGATGCTGTTATAGGTATTAGAATCTGTAATGTAACAACTTCTACTGTTTTGGCTAGTTGTCAGATTGTAAATGGCGGAAACGATCACTTCATCGCAAAAAATGTAAGTGTTCCACCAAACTCTGCAATCGAATTAATTCAAGGCGGTGCAAAAATTGTTTTAGCAAATGGTGATGTACTTAAAGCACAAAGTGATACAGCTTCGTCTTTAGATATTGTTACATCATTTATTGATACAATTAGTTCGTAGGAGGAATTATGACGGCAATAGTAAACGGAATCCAATATATCGGAGGCGGCACAGCCCCTGATGAATTTATAAAAAATCAAGCAGCTACCATGGATGGTACACAAACTGTTGAGAACGGTGTTCTTGCAGGTCCTATTACTATACCTGGTACGATAACGGTAACAGGGACTTTAGTAATAGTATAATGTCAAAGATAGAAGTAGATGCAATAGATAAACAAAGTGGTTCTACCTTAACTTTAGGTGGATCAGGCACGGCTGTAACTTTAGCATGTGGAGCTACTCAATCTGGATTTGGTAGAACAGGAACTGTAGATTGGCAAACAGGATCAATTAAAACCACTGATTTCACAGCGGTAAACACACAAGGTTTTTTTGTAGACACAAATAGTGGAGCAGTTAATGCAACTTTACCAGCAGGATCTGCTGGTGCAATAATATCTTTTCAAGATTATAGAAATACTTTTGATAATAATAGTTTAACAATAACACCAAATGGTACAGATAAAATCAATGGCGGAGCTGGAGGTGGTGTCATACAATTAGCTACAAAGGGTGAGGGAGTAACTTTACTTTATATAGATTCAACAGTCGGTTGGAGATCAGTTCAAGATAACAATTTTTCCGATATAAGCGCTGAATTTATAATAGCTACAGGTGGGACAGAAACAACTTGTGGTAATTGCAAAATTCATACGTTTACAGGTCCAGGAACTTTTACAGTTTGCGCTGTATCGAAAACAGCAGCAGAAAATGTAGTTTCTTACGTGGTAGTAGCTGGAGGCGGTGGTGGTGGAGCTGGTTCAAAATCAAGTTCACACGGAGCTGGTGGTGGAGGAGCCGGGGGTTATAGAGAAGTTAAAACACCTATAACACCTTATACAGCTAGTCCTTTAGATGGTTACCCATCTTCACCAAATAGAGTTACAGTCACAGCTACAGCTTTTCCAATTACGGTAGGTGGTGGTGGAACTGGTCCAGTTTCTGCACCCTCTCCTACACAACCAGGTGCTGGAGGAAGTGGATCTAATTCAATTTTTAGTACGATTACATCTGCAGGAGGAGGAGGTGGAGGAAATCGAGGTAGTGGTTCTGGTGTTGCTCAATCAGGTGTAGCTGGAGGTTCTGGCGGAGGAGCAGCTGGTCATGGCTCTCCTTGTACTGCAACTCTTGCTGCTGGTAATACACCACCGACTACTCCTCCTCAAGGAAATGACGGAGGTTTTTTTTCAAATCCACCAGTTAATTTTAGAGCTGGTGCCGGTGGTGGAGGCGCAACAGCTGCAGGAACTGCTGCAAGTCCTCCTTCAGGTGCAGGTGGTAGTCAAGCTGGTATTGCAGGTCCTGGAGGTGCGGGTGCAACAAGTTCAATTAATGGAACACCAACAGCTAGAGCTGGTGGAGGTGGTGGAGGTTCAACAAGTACTTCAAGTGGAGTTTCATCACAAACAGGTGGCACTGGTGGAACTGGCGGAGGTGGAGCAGGTATGCCTTACAGTGCCTGTGCTTCGGCAACTGCTGGTACAACAAACACTGGTGGTGGTGGAGGTGGTGGAACAGGTCCTTTTACACCAGGAACTCCGAGTGTTGGTGGAGGTGCAAATGGTGGTAGCGGAGTTGTAATAATAAGGTATAAGTTTCAATAGGTAAATTATGACAAGTACAATTAAAGTAGATAACATACAAAAAGTTTCAGACGCCTCTAATATAATTAAGAAGTGTAGTGCAACAACAACGGTCGGGTCAGGAGCTGGTAATACAGTTGTTGTTTGTGGTTCAACAGTTACAATCGGTAGATGTGGTGGTACTGTAGCTCTTGCATCAGGTGCTTCTCAAACAGGTTTTGGTAGAGAGGGTTCAGTTAATTGGCAAACAGGTTCAATTAAAACATCAACCTTTACAGCAGCTAGTGGTGAAGGTTATTTTATAAATTCAGGAAGCGCTATTACAGCAAACTTACCAGCGGGATCAGCAGGGGCAATCGTTGCTTTTTCTGATTATGCAAGAAATTTTAACACACATAATTTTACAATATCACCAAATGGATCTGAAAAAATTGGTGGAATAGCTGCAGATTTAATATTAGACGTGAATGGTCAAGCAATCACTTTAGTTTATGTTGATTCAACAAAAGGTTGGGTTAATGTTCAAAATGCTGAAGATACAGAAACAGGACAGGTGCAGTTTATATCTGCAACAGGAGGAACTATTAGTTGTACTCCTACTTGTAAAATACATACATTTACAGGCCCTGGAACTTTTTGTGTGTCTGCAGTTTCAACAGTTGACACTAATAGAAATAAAGTGGCTTATATGGTAGTTGCTGGAGGTGGTGGAGGGTCAAGTGATATTGGTGGCGGTGGTGGAGCAGGAGGATTTAGAGAAGGAAGAAACAATCCTATAACACCATATACAGCCAGCCCTTTAGCTGCATCATGTTCTGCGTTAACAGTAACAGCATCGGCTTTTCCTATCACAGTTGGTGCTGGTGGAGTAGGTAAAACACCAGCTCCCGTAGCCGGAACAAGAGGTGGTGATTCAATTTTTTCATCAATTACTTCAGCAGGTGGTGGCACAAATGAAGGAAGTTTACAACCTGGAGGTTCAGGATCAGGTAAAGGACACAGAGGAGGATGTGGAGGATGTGGTAATACACCCTCAGTATCTCCTCCTCAAGGACAGAATGGAGGAGCTGCTCCCAACCCTGCTGGCTATGCTGGATCTGGTGGTGGAGGAGCAAGTGGAACAGGTGGCAGCACTTCTGGTGGATATCCATCAACAGGTGGACCTGGTGGAGCTGGAGTTACAACAGAAATTACAAATTCACCTGTGGCATACGCTGGTGGTGGAGGTGGTGGAGGATTTTTAAGTGGAGGAACTGCATCTGGAGGAACAGGTGGCGGTGGTACCGGAGGAACCGGATCACCTGGAAGTACAGCAGCAACTTCAGGCACAGCCAACACAGGTGGTGGAGGTGGAGGTGGGGCTTACAGTCCCCCTGGCGCAGCACCATTAGATGGTGGCGCTGGTGGTTCAGGTATAGTAGTAATAAGGTATAAAAAAGCATAATTATGAGTGAAATAAAAGTAAATAAAATTAGTCCAAGATCAGGAACAACAGTCACATTAGGAGATAGTGGAGATACATTTACTATTCCTGCTGGTGCAACAATTAATAACCAAGGTACAGCAACAAACTTTGGTGCAACAGGTTCAGCTTCTTGGACAACAACAGTTAAAACAGGAGATTTTACAGCAGTCGCTGGAGAGGGATATTTTGTAGACACATCAAGTGGTGAAATCGATGTTGCATTACCAGCTGGAACAGCGGGAGCGGTGGTTGCTGTTGCAGACTATGCTAAAAATTTTGGTACAAATAATTGTATTTTAGTTCAAAATGGTTCAGATAAAATTGGTGGTTCAACCGCTAATGCGATACTCAGCACAGATGGATTAGCTATTACATTAATTTTTATAGACTCTACAAAAGGTTGGATTGTAACTGATGATGGTCAAGCAACTAGTGCTGACACTAATCCATTTATGGAAGCAACTGGAGGAACTATCACAACATCTGGTAATGATAAAATTCATACGTTTACAGGACCCGGCATATTTAGTGTAAGTGCACTAGCTACTTGTTCAACAAATAATCAAGTTTCTTATATGGTAGTTGCTGGTGGTGGTAGTGGTGGAGCAGCTCACGGTGCTGGAGGAGGTGCAGGAGGATTTAGAGAAGACAAATCTCCAGCTACTCCTTATACAGCATCACCTTTAGAAGGTGCTGGAGCCATAACAGTTACAGCAACAGATTTCCCAATTACAATAGGAGCTGGAGGAGCAGCCACTCCTTCTGGCACAGGCACAGGTAATCCAGGTTCAGTTTCAACTTTTTCAACAATTACATCAGCCGGTGGAGGCGGTGGAGGTGGAGAATCTCCTAGTCCGTCCTCAAACAGATCAGGAGCACCCGGTGGTTCTGGAGGAGGTAGAGGTGCGGATGGACCCGCAACTGGAATAGGATCAGGAAATACACCTCCCGTAAGTCCGCCTCAAGGTAATAATGGTGGAGATAATAATCACAACCCTCCCGCTTATGGTTCAGGTGGTGGTGGCGGAGCAACCGCTGTTGGATCTAATGGAGATACTACTTCAGGTGGTAATGGAGGTGCAGGAGCAACAACAAGTATTAATGGTTCACCCACAGCTTTTGCTGGTGGTGGAGGAGGATCTGCATATGGAGGCCCTAATCCAGCTGGAACAGGTGGAACTGGTGGTGGAGGAAATGGAACAAGACAAAATAATTCAGCTGGAACCGCAGGTACAGCTAATACTGGTGGTGGTGGTGGAGGTGGTGAAAGAAATGTACCTGACACATCTGGATTCGCAGGGGGTTCAGGAATTGTCATTATTAGGTATAAATTTCAATAGTTGAATGGTAATTAAAACTAATATATAAGGAGAAACATTATGGCACATTTTGCAAAACTAGGAGTAAATGGAAAAGTTATCCAAGTGTTAACTATGGATAATGATAAGATGTTAAACGCTGATGGTGTTGAGGACGAATCATTAGGTCAACAGTGGTTAGAGAGACACAACAACTGGCCTGCACAGATGTGGATTCAAACTTCATACAATACATCACACAATACACATAAATTAGGTGGCACACCTTTTAGAGGAAACTATGCAGGTATTGGTTATACTTGGGATGAAGATACTAATGTATTTTGGCCTAAACAACCTTACGCATCCTGGGTTAAAGACACTGCAACTGCAACTTGGAAATCACCGATCGGTGATGCCCCTGCATTAACTGCAGAACAAACTTCACAAAACGAAGCTGGTACACACGCTTGGCATTACGTCTGGAATGAAGATGGCCAGTCTTGGGACTTGACAGATCGATTAGCATAAATTACAAAGGTATGTGGTATGCAAAAGAAAGTATTATCTGAAATAGCATTATATTATGGTGATGTGGCAATGCCCAAAGATTGGGATATTGACCGAGATAAATTACA